GGGGCTACCGCCGAGCAACTACTACAGGGGATCGGCTTTGGTGCCCTTCTCGGTGGTGGGTTGGGCGTTGGCTTCAGTGCGGCTGGATCAGCCTTCAGGAAGCTCGTTGCCAAGGCTGACGAGATAGCCCCACCTCCGGGAGTAGTAGCTCCGGAAGGTGCAGGGAAGGCCGCTATGGGGGCATCCGAAGACCCTTTGGCAAGGATCCAATCGAATCTCACGGGTGCTGACTACGTGACGCTCCAACAAGCCGGCGCCCACAACATGGGTGAGGCCGCAGTAGAGGCAAGAAGCCTCTGGAAGAATCGCCAAGCCAACGTTGAGGCAGCCGTCCCAAAGATGACGGAGGCCCTCGACAAGCTAGACGAGGCTATCGATTCAATCTCGGTCAATGTCCGGCAAATGCCCGCAAAGCGAGCCGGCATTGAACCAATGTTAGCCGGTGTTGACCAAGTAGAAGCTGTCCGTACGGGTACGTCTCAGCTCCGGTCAGCAATGACCACGGCCAACGACATTCTTGAATCCATACCTAAGGACGATCCTGGACTAGCCTCAATTCAGAAGCGGATGGGCCGGTTCGTCCACTACGTCAACAACAAGCTCGATACCCTCAAGGGTGGGGAACATCGGGATGCAGCCGACGTCTTCATCGTAGGGGATGAGATCAAGCGTGAGGCCCAAAGGGTTCAAACCGCCTTCAAGAATACCGCCCAGAGAAGCACCGATGGTTCCGTCATTGAGGTTGCCAGGGAACTCAACCAAAAGATGGAGCAGTCCCTCCAGGAGCCTTTGCGGGTATCCCTCGAAGATACGAAGCTTTGGGGCCGTGCCGGCGAGTCTCAACGTGAAATCAACCGCCGTTGGAAGCCATTCCTTGATGAGGGTGACGCCTACGCCAAGAACATCAATGCCTCTACGGGACATACGGAATGGGCTGACGGAAGGGTACGCTATTCGCCCGACACTTCGAAGGTCCAATCCTGGATTGAGGGGATCGGAACCTCGCGAGGTCAGACCGCCCAAGAGGCCGTAAGAAACCATATCAGTGCGGCCCAGGACCTGATTGACACGATAGCGGAATACCACCCACTAGACGAGGCACAGCGAGTCCACCTAGAGACGGCCCGCAAGGCGTACAAGCAGGTTCAATCGGAACTCCAGAAGATTGACAAGACGATATCGATAGCCAATCGGATCGATGACGTCATGAAGGCCGAGAAGGACGTCTCTTCCTTGGCAAGCCCTCTTGGTGGCGGAATCATCGGACGTTCCATTGGTGCGGTCACGGGTGCCATCCAGGCTGGCCCCATGGGTGCCGTCATGGGTGCCTTCGGAATGCTGGCAAAGCCGGGTTCAGCCATTGCAGCAGCAGATCAGATCTCAAGCCTAGCCAATCGCCTTGGTGTCAAGATGTCTGGAAAGGCGGGCAATTGGGTCAAATCCTCGGCTGGCTTCGGCATCGCTGAGAAAGCCGCCAAGGTTGCCAAGGCAGTAGAACCAGTAGCCAAGACCGTCCAGAAGGTTGCCGTACCAGCCTCGGTCTCGTTGTTCATGGGCCGCGATAAGGACCTTGAGTCAGCCTATGAGAGAAGGTCAAACCAGTTGATCCGGGCTCAACAAGACCCTGACAGCCTCATTGACAATGTCGCCAAGGTCACTGGCGGGCTATCGAACATCAACCCAGGACTTGCTGGCGCCTTGGTAGAAAAGACTTCCAACGCCATCCAGTTCCTGGCTTCGAAGGCACCGTCCGGAACTCTAGATCCAACCGAGTTGATGCCCGGTCGCAAGAGCGTGGTTTCAAAGGTTGAAATGGCTCGGTTTGCCCGTATATGGGCAGCAGTAGAGCGGCCCATGACCGTCCTAGAGGACCTTCAACGGGGGATCGCTACGCCCGACCAAATAGAAGCCCTCAAGGTTGTACACCATGAGACGTACCAAGCCATTCGAGCGAGTGTTCAAGACGCAATCATCGAAGTAGCCAAGAGGGGTGGACGCATCCCGATCAACACTCGGCAACAACTCGATCTTCTCCTTGACCTCGGTGGTGCTGGCGAGCCTGCGTTCAGTCCGAAAGTTTCAGATCGGATCACCCAGCTTCAACTCAAGCAACCGAAAGCACCTACGGCACCGAAGAGCCGCAAGGCTCCCAACCTAGTGGCTTCGGCCAAATTGCCCCAGGAAAACTGGCCTTCTGCATAGAGGATTGATGACTTATGGCAAACCGTATTGGAAGAGAAAACAAGAACACTGGTTCAAGCCGCTACTACCGCTCAGCTTGGACCACCACCCCGGCCCTTTACGACATTCTAGCGGCTGCCCCAGGTGACGACACCAACCATGGGTTCGCTCTGGCATGTCGTAAGATCACCATCGGCACTGCTGGAACCCTGGTCCTCACTGACCTGGACGGCAACAGTCAGACATTGACCCTACCCGTTGGTATTCACGAGATCCAAGCGACTTCACTAGCGGCCACGTCAACGGCTCAAGGCGTATCGGTTCTTTGGTAAGGGCCTCTTAGTCCCTTCTAACCCTTCCTTTTGAGGTAAATCATGAACGTCCCAGCCGACAACAGAATCCCATCCACCACCGAGCTAGCCACCCTCAATGCCCCCATCGGAACCAAGGTTTGGGTCGAGTCGGAGAACTATTGCTACGTGGCCGTGCCCGTTGACGATGCCGCCAACAACGCGATCACCTCAAGTGGCTCGCTTACTCCCGTGGCCTGGCAGCCCGACGGCGTAGTGGTTCAGACGTGGGGCGGAGCCAAGTATGCAATCAAAGGTATGACCGTCTATTCGGGGTTCGACATTACGAATGGGATCATGCGAGCCTACTTCGGTGAGTATGCCGAAGGTATCACGCTACCGACCAACGCTGAGACGGTGCTCTATGGCTCTCTCATCAGTGGGTTAGCAGCTAGCTCCCGCTACCACGCCACCCTGAAGACCACGGTAGTGATCTGGCAGACGGCCGATCCAACCAATGTTGGCTCGATGGACTTCAATACGGATCTGTACATCGCTACCAGCCCCACATCGGTGGCTACGGTTACCCTTAAGGGCACCCTTGCGAGGGATCTCACACGTCTACCTGCAGGGCTATCAGGTGCGACGATGACGGTCGCACCTTCTACGGGTGGTTTCGAGATCAAAGCAACGAGGCCAACCGGGGTGGCTTGCTCTTGCACTGCCGAATGGTGGTGCAAGCGGTTCACTCTCCTCGGAGCAATCTAATGCCCGGCTCTAACGGGATCAATGGAGCCACGCTCCATGACATTGACCAGGGGGACACCCTCCCACCCAGTAGGTGTCCAAGCCCTTTTCTTTGCGAGGGCTTACAGGCTCTAGCTGTGGACATGGGCCTAATGCGTGAGCAAATGGCACGTATTGAGGCCAATCAAGAGATGACCATCCACGAGGTGCGGAGGCTCTTGGTGGACCGTGGACTCAAGGTATCCTCGGCTTCGCAGCCCTCAACACCACCGGATACGGTTGAAGTGAAGGGCCCCAAGGATTGGCGATTCCGTGGCCCGGCATGGCCAGTGGTAATCATCGCACTTGCAGCATCAGCCGCTGTCATTGTGTGGCAGCTAGCGGGGCTAATACCGTGACCCAAGAAGAACTCAACAGGCTCTACCCTGAGGCTGCAGCAGAGATGCTCAAGCCTCTACACCTTCGTGACGGGAGGAAGCTGCCACCTATCACTGCTCAAATCCACGAAGTGCAACCAAAGCCCTTCGACGGAGGGAAGTAATCATGGGTCTTATTCTCACCACAGCTGCCCGAAATGCTGCCTGCAATGCTGTTGTTGACCTAGTCGATGTTGGATCGGCACAACCAGCAGCAATATTGCTGTCCGGTGTCTCTCCTCCGATAACAATAGATCTACCAAACCCTGCTTTTGGGGCGTCCTCTACCGGCATAGCCACAGCAAGCACTCTACCTCTCACGGGGCAAGCCTTGAATGCGGGGACACTGACTACGTACTCAGTGTATGACCATGACGGTGTCAAAATGTGGCAAGGGACCATCGGGATCGCTGGTTCCGGTGCCGATATGATTGTGGACTCTACGTCGATAGCGTTTGGTCAGGTCATCTCAATCACCAGCTGGACCCATACCCAACCCGCCTAAGGATCTACCATGGCCGTAACACTTGAAACTGCCCCTAGAAACGCTGCTTGCAACGCTGTCGTCGACTTGGTTGACGTCGGTGCTTCACCAGCTTGGTTGGAGTTGGATGACAGCGTCTACAACATCCTCGTGCTGATCTACCTGCCCAACCCTTCCTTTGGTGCGGCTTCCACGGGTGTAGCTACAGCCGCTGGACTGCCACTCACAGCAACCTGCATCACCCCCGGAACGATGTCCAAGTACCGAGTCTTTGACCGTTCCGGGACATTTACTCAGGTGTGGGAAGGCACAATCGGCCTCAGCGGTTCAGGTGCGGACATGATCGTAGACGCTACGTCAATCGTGGCTGGTCAAGCCATCTCAATCACCAGTTGGACGCATACCCACCCAGCATAAGGGGTTAGACGATGTCCCACCAATTCGCCGATAGAATCAGAGAAACCACGAGCACCACGGGCACGGGTACCGTCACCCTTGCCGGCGCTGCTACGGGGTGTCGGACGTTCACGAGTGCGATCACTACAGGAAACTCCGTCTACTACGTGATCGCCATGCAGGACGGGAGTGCATGGGAAGTCGGCTACGGGACCCTGGCTACTACGTCCACGTTGACCCGTGAGGTTGTCTTTGCCAGTTCGAACAGCGGTTCTCTGGTGAGCTTTGCTTCGGGTGTGAAGGACGTCTTCCTCGATTTCCCGGCGTTCTCAGCCCAGGCGGTAGCATTGCCTTTTGGTGATGGTTCCGATGGTGATTTGTCGGTCACGTCCGGAACCACAACCCTGACCAGGGATATGCATTATCGGCACTTGACCATTACGGCCGGTGCGATCAACACCGCAGGCTATCGGATCTACTGTGCAGGGACTCTAGATCTATCGGGTGCAACGAGTGCTTCACGGATCTATGTCACTGGTGCGGCAGGAAGCAACAATTCGGAAACGTTTGGTGGGTTAGGTGGATATGGATCTACCCGGGCATCGAAGGGTGGTAGTGGTGCCAGTGGTTCCCAGGTTACTAGTGAACCCGGTAGAATTGCTTGGAATGGTGAGTCTGGGTCAGATTCTTCGGGTTGGGGTGGTCGTGGTGGATCAGGAGGGATGTGGAATTATTCCAGAGGAGGATTGGGCGGTAATGTTGGAGCATTTCCCTATCACCAAATCCATGCCCTATACGGAGCGCTTCATCTATCAGGTGGAGGAGGTGGAGGTGGAGCATCTATCCCGATCAACGACCCTGACTACTATGCTGGCTCTGGTGGAGGAGAGGGTGGTCCGGGGATCTTTGTCGCATGTAGGACGCTTACGAGAGCCTCAGGCAATGCCGCTGGCTCTATCGTGTCCACAGGTGGTGCAGGTGGTGCCGGGGCCAACAGTACTGGTTCTGGTGGAGGAGGTGGTGGTGGTGCAGTCGTCTTGATTGCGGGTGGCATAGCCGGATCGTCCGCTGCTAGCTTGCTGCGATCTGTCGGTGGGGCGGGCAACACTGCTGGTGGTGACAGCATAGGTGGGTACGGCGGTGTCTGCAGCCTCACGATCCTAGGCTCCAACACTGAGACATATGCTGGTCCGACAGCAAACAGCACCACCACAGGTGGAACTACCAGCCTCACGGTATAGTCATGCTCTCCTGGAAATCACTCTCAGAACTGCCGCTATCGACGCTAGAACCAAATCTAGTAGCTCGTTCTGCGGCTATTGCTGAGGCTCATACCAAGCAAACGGAAGCCGGAACAGCTCTCCGAACCCTCATTGGCACGGTAGCAGAGGCTCATGCGAAGCAGACCGAAGCTAGCTTGGCTCAGCATCCTATCCTTGGCTTGATCGCTGAGGCTCACAGCAAGCAGACCGAAGCTGGGCTAGCGAGGGCTATTGAGCGTCATGTCGATGTGACTACCGATGTCATCATCGTCACCGTGGTCACCAGCGGTACCACATACGTCGTCCTCGTCAGCACAACTACCGAAGAAATCACCCTCGTGGAGGCAGCATGAGCAACTACCCAATAGACAGTCAGATAGACGTAACCGGAGCCTTCACTACCGTTGCCGGTGTTGCTGTAGACCCGACCGAGGTGACCCTTCAGCTTCTGATCCCTGGGGCCGCAACGCCAGTGGAGTACACCTATCCGGGCACAGTCACCAGGACTTCCACCGGCAACTACACGTACCGGATCGACCTCGCCACGGCTGGCACTTGGACGTATAGGTACGTTGGCACGGGTGCCTACGTGGGCACGACAGGGGACGTTAGCTTCGTGGTTGATCCAAGTGAATTCCCTGCGACTTAATGACCTCTCAGGAGAACACAAGGCATCTGCGAGGTACACGAGTTTCGGTCTGCACATACGCTCGCGAGGGTGTAAGATCCAAGATGCCTTGGCGACCGTTCATAACGCCTTTGGATCCAGCTCTTCTGCGAGCTAAAGGGATCCCTTACGTCGATGATCTTGAGACCGATAAGCTAGAGCCCGAGTCACCCACGCAGTCGTTCGAGAGCCTTCTTTCCCAGCTCCCTGATACCGATGCCGACATGCTTCGCATGGCTCTCGGTGGGCTGAGGCAATTCCAGATGGTAGAGATCCTTGGTCTCTCCCAAGCTGGAACATCATTTCATTTTCAGAAGGCATTAAGGCGGCTAAAGTTCGTGGCCTCTCGGCCTCAATACACTCGAGAAGAGCTAACCGAGAAGCTTACGAAAGCCCTCGGAGAAGCGAACCGGATTGTGATCTCAAAGCCACGTCGCAGCCGAAACAAGCCACGCAAGACGGACCGTAATAGCCAACCACCGAGAGTAAGTGTCGCAGCCATGCTCGTGCTTTATTGGTATAACGGTAGCTTCAGTCATACCGCCGAGGAGTTGAAAATCTGCCAGCCTTCGGTCCTGATCGCTTCGAAGAAAGCGATCAACAAGCTAACACTCTCGGATGACCCGGAAGTTCAACGGATTGCAGACACGTACAGGCAGATCCAAGAGGCCAAGGGCTGGATGTTCAAAAGCGATCAGCCCTTGCGAAGGAAGGCTGCTATTGAGGACAGGCGGGTAGAGGAGATGCTTACGGTGTAGGGTCCACCTAAAGAAGCAAGCTGCCTTGGCCGTAACTACCCATGAAGCCGCCCCCGGCTTCGCTCTCCATACGTGAGCCGTGGGCGGTGGATCCTAAACGACAGGTAGTCAAAGGGGCTCTACTGTAGGTCGTCGATTTGGGCTAAGGACCCCCCTGGGATCGGTCCGTCTATCTTGGTGAGTTTGGATTGGATGTTCACTGCACCCCTCAAGGCCCCCTTCCTCTAGGTTGTGGGCCTTGAGGCTATTTGGGCTCAGCTGGACTTCTTCACCGCTGAAGCAAGTTCCTTGTCGATCTCTCGGGCGAGGATCTCAATCACTAGGTCCTGCATGGACATCAGCCTCAGGGCTGCAGCTGCTTTGATCTTGGCGTGCAGCTTGGCCGGCAAGAAGAAATTCATGGCCGTTGAGTCGGCTTTGGGGGGTACTCGGGGCATCTTCTTCGCGGCCAAAATTACCTACCTTATGTCCCTGGCGCAACAATTGCGGGGATATGAAAACTAAGAAAGCTTACTCCATTTTCTAAAAAGGGGTGGGCTCAAGCCCCAGGACCCCATCGACGACCTGATTGTCCGCCCGGATTGTCGGGAATCTGGCGAGGTAGGGGGCCAGGGTTCGGGTTAGAGCGGCCCTACAGCCGACATGTGCAAACCATCCGAAGGAACGAGCTACGTACAGCCGAGCACGCTCCCTCCGTGGCAGTTGGACGAGATCGGTCTTGGGGATCACCTGGCCGCAAATGCAGCAGAATCCTACTTCTTGGCGTAGTGGAGCCATGCCGCTATCCCCAGAAAGTTGAGAACGAAAGGGATAATCAGGAGGAAGATCCCTACCGGCGGAACCACGAAACACAGTGCTAGCGAGATCCACCAGTACATTACGGGCTCTCCTTGTGGTGCCTGACCGTGAGGGCGCTGGAACGTTTGGTGGTCGGCTCCTCATCTTCTAAGAGGGCTAGCCCCCGACGAAGCTTCGTCCAGTCCTCTAGGCTGAGCTGCTCCTGCAGCTTCTGGAGGATTTCATCGTCTCCCTTGTGGGCCGGGATTTCTTGGCTCGACATGGCGTCCCCCTCAACGACAAGCCCAAAAGCACTTGTTGCGTTGATCGCACATGCAGATGGGAGCCCCCTGGATGCAGATCGGCTTAACCTCCCAGCATGAACCCCAGCCTTGGGGTTGTGCGGTTGGGGGAGCTTCAGCGGTGGTGAGGCTGATGAGTAACGCGGCAATTGACACTTTGAGCATTGGGTGAGTCTCCTTCAGACTAATAAACATTAGCCTGCAGACTCCATTTCGAGCCGTCAAATGGAGTTCTCCGGAGTGCCCCTAACATACGGGATCTGCGGGATAACTCCATAGAAGATAGGCTAGCCGGTCCGGCGCAAGTCGGTGAAGTGGCTCCATTTTCTATGGTGGATGTCTGGGAGGAGGTGAGGGGTCTTCTAGGGAGAGCCTCCCTACATCCTTTTAAGGCGCTGCAACGAAGGGGAGCCCCTTGACCGTCCACCCGAGGGGTGCTTTAAAGGCCGCCCCGAAGAGGCACTAGAACCTGTCTGGAGCCTCCCAGGGATACTAGGGAGACCCTCCCTGTTTCGGAAAACCCTCCCTGCTATTTGGCACACCTTCCGAGACCCTCCCTAGACCGATTGAGACGGTAAGTGCCGGAAATCATTCACTGCGAAGATGGCGGAACTGGCAGACGCGCTAGATTCAGGTTCACTGATCTAGCGTTTTTTATTGTCTAAATTCCGATAGTTAGGTGGTGGCTCCCTACTACCCTCCCTGTTATGCCCGTCCACGACGGACGAGAAACGCTTCCAGGGACTTCTTTGAGGACCTCAAATAACGGTCAGTCGTACTGGCCAATTTGTGGTCAGCATGGGCCTGCACCTCGGCCAAACTGGCCCCTTGGTCAACCAGGTGAGTCAGTCCGGCTGACCGCAAGTGAGCGGTTGTGAAGGTGGCAGCCTTCTCCGGAGGGAGGACCAGGGCCGCCTCGGCAACTACCAAGCGGTAGTCATGGCACCCGTAGATCAGCCCTGGGCCGCGGTATGAATCCTCTAGAGCTTGCTTGGCTCGATGGGTGAGTAGCTTCTCGGACTCGGTTCTGGCCTTCATTGAACTGGCATCGAGGGTTAGGTATTTGCTCCCGGGGTACCAATGCTCAGGGGCAGATAAGCGGTCTACGAGCGAGGGCCTCAATGCCATCTCGTATTGAAGTACGAACCTCGCTTGGACGAACCCAATCTTGGCTACCGTGACAGGTAGCGCCGCCAAGAAGGCTTCGATTTCTTCAACCTCAAGTCGTCCAGCCTTCGAACGTCGTTTCTTCGACCAGGCTGTCCCCTGAACCTTCTTGGCGATCCCTGGGATCAAAGGCTGCTCTGCAATCAAGCCGGTCTCAGCAGCCCAAGCCGTCACCCCACGGAGTGCCGACAACTCCTTCCGGACGCTTTGGGCTCGAACGACTGCCAACCTCTTGGTGATGTATTCCTTGACCGATGAAGGAGTGACATCAAGCAGGGAAGGGAAGGCGTCCACCAGGTGGCTAGAGAAGTACTGGGCATAGGTGGTTAGCGTGTTGTCTGCGATCAACCCCCTTGAAGCTTCGATCCACTTCACCGCGGCATCTTCCATGGCCGCTGGTGTTCCAGCTTGCTTTATTTGCCGGTCTTTAAGGCGCCCTTGGACGTGGTCCGAGTAGAGGACCGCAGCTCTCTCCGCAGCTCGATCAGGGTCTTGCTCGCCTGTGCTGAGCTCGACTTGGCGTTGTTCCTTCGCCGACCAGAACCTAACCGAGTAGGTTTTGCTGCCGGTGCTGAGACGGAGTTTCCACCCGCTTGCGTGCCTGCCCATTGCTTAACTTGCTCCAGATCAAATCGAACAACATTGCCCCGCCGAAGGCAGGGGATCCCCTCACGCAGCCACGTTGAAACCGTCGACGACGACACCCCGAGTGCCTTGGCAAGTTGCGCCTTGGTCAACGAAGTCGAGTCGACCTCTTTTGGAGCGGCGTATTGACGCTCCAAATGATCTGCAAGAGCACGATCCTTAAGCTGCTGAATCCGAATCCATCTCGGAAGGTCGTCTGCCACGCTATCGACGTTGCTCCATTTCGCCGGGGGATCCACCGAACCGGCGCCAACCACCCTTGTTGGGTACGACTAAACCCCACATAAGCCGACATATACCCACCTAGAACGGGGTATGAAGGGTGACCCCGGTCCGCGCTGACCCATGAGAATTGCCCTTAACTTTTTCAAAACCCCGATGGCCAACACCCAAAACCACAACACCTACACTGTCGGCCCGGCCTTTTTGCACAGAAATCTGTTCAATTCTGTGGGTGCAAGAACCGTTTTCTCGGTGTTTATTGCAATTTGATTGGCTATGTCAAATAGTGATGGCACTAAGAGGAGCCATAAGTCAGTATGTACCGCGTAGGACACGCCGGCAGCCACTGAGATGGATCGATGACCGGCCTAACAGGTACGTGGTACAGCTCTGCATCCCACTCTGGTCCGATACTCCGAAAGGAATGTCGATATGTCAGGTGTGGAGAAATGTGTAAACACAGTCACGGTGTCCAAGACGCTGGGAATCAGCGAGGACTATCTACAGCGTCTAGCTAGAGAGCCTGGATGTCCATGTTATAGGGTCGGCAGACCCGCGGGAAAGGGCGGTAGGCTACGCTGGAGCCTGCCTAGGCTCGAGGTGTGGCTGCTGGAGCTGGCTGAGGCTAGCCGTGCCGCTCCCCCAGCCCCACCAACAGTACCGGCACCCACACCAGAACCCCCCAACGAGGATCAATTCGCAAGGTTTCTGGCTGACTTGCCCGATGACCTCGACGAGCCGACGGCAAAAGCCGAGGAAATCCCCGAGGAAAGCGAGGGTTTGTCGTTGGACCAGTTGATCAGCGGCGAGTGTTTTACCACCGAAGAAGCTCAAAAAGCAGGGATTATCGCGTAAGACAAGGAGAAATCGCAATGATCGCAACTGATAAAATCACCACGAACATAGAACACAGCTACTGCCGGCATGACTCCGGAGACACCCTCACTGTTACTGATGCCGTGACAGTTGAGCTCACCGCGCCTACCCGGCAAGAACGACTTTTCAAGCGTTTTGAAGCCTATTTCGGCAGAAAACCCGACGTTAACGATCGAAAGATTGCGGGTGAGGTCGTGGGGTTGTTGGATTTGCTGGCAGCAAGCTGAAGGAGAAGACACACACAATGCCCTTTAAACGCTTTTCCGAACCAACGAAAGCAAAACTCCTGCTAGCGTTCGATACGGTTCGCCGGCAAAATATCCTCGCCCACTACCGCTACGCATGCTGCTGTACATGTGCGTGTTGTCAGCTGGAGGATCGCTCAGATCGACTACTAGCCGAAAAAGGCCGGAAAGTGCGAGGATCTGTGTACACAGTGCAGCAAAATGACGGTGCAGTCTATTTCACTCCAGATGTTTCAATCGGTGAAATAGCGGCAAATGCTATCAAAATGGTCGGGCTACGCTACGAATGGGGCGGCACGGCCGACGATGCGATCATGATCCTCGACGAGTAGCTAGCGACATCAGGCCACTAGCCTCGGCCGCAATGGAGGCAAATGTAGATGTACACCCTTCTCAGTTTCCTGGAGGTACATCGTGCATGCTTTCATGGCATTTCATGCCGCAAATCCCGACATCTACGAGACAATCGTAGCCCTTGCTCGCAAGGTCAAAGCAGCTGGCCATCGCCATTGTAGCTTCCGTGTGCTTTGGGAGACCATCAGGTTCCGGCGCATGATCAGCCGAAAACCCGGGGAAAAGTGGGCGCTGAACAATAATCATTGCCCATTTTATGTTCGATTGATCGAGGAACAAGAGCCTTCACTTCGAGGATTCTTCGAAAAGCGAACTTCAAAGGCTGATGTCCCTGATGACCCACCACAAGATGTTGGGGTGGTAGCCGAGTACGACCCCAACATAGACGACACTTGGCGAGAGCTAATGGATTCGATCGGCTAGTCGTTATTTAGCACAGTGTATATACACAAGTCGTGCTAGGATATCCAAGTTCAAATTAGTTTGGCCCACGCTACCCGGAAAAGTACGTGGGCCAATTGGAGACTATATGTTAACAGAGAGTATAGCTGTTGCTGCAGCTGAGCGCAACGTTGACGACCGTGGCCTCGACTTGACGTCGTTTCTCACGCTGTGCCTCGAACAAATCCGAATGGCCGTCCTCAGTGGAATCAAGGACGATAGCCATTATTCTAAGGCTCAGGCAGCCTTCGCGAAGATCAAGGAGCGGTTCACATCGGACCAGATCAAGGAGATCTGGAGGCTTGCACGTGAAGCCAAGACCGAAGCAACGGACCTCTATCACTATGTCTACTTGATGGGACGTGAAAGGGATAGGCGGCACCAGAGCCAACGACTTCAAAATCCGTTCCAACGAGCAAAAGTCAAAGCCTACCAGGAGAAATATCAAGCGGAATATCGGGCCTCGCACAAGGAAGAGCATCGGAAATACATGCAAGCTTGGCGCGAAGCCCGGAAGGTGGTGGCGCTATGATCTCCCCAGAGATTGATTGCCCGAAGTGCTTCGGATCTGGCTTCGTAAATGGGGGTCGAACTTGCCCTTGCGTTCAAATCCAAGAGCTTCGCATCCGAGTACAGCAAAGCTTTGCGAAATATGGAAAGCTGTTCGAGCGGGTAGAGATCCCCAAGTACGTAGCAGCCAAGGCTAGCCCTCTAGTATCTGAGGGCCGAGCGAAGGCAGAGAACATGGTCATCCGTGCCGAGTGGCCCCAACTCATGCACCATTTGGCTTGCTGCGTGGTTGTAGAGTCGTTGAGGGATAGAACGGTTTTTTCGAACGAGTGGCCACTTCTGGCGACCAATGACTTGGCGATCCGATCGATGTACTTCGCCGATGGCAAGGCCATGAGGCATACCGATCTAGTCCAGGACCAGGCGCTGGTAGTCATTAGGCTTGGTCAGGCCAGCCCTCATGGCACGAATGCCCCCGCTCTCTACGAGGTCATGTCGATGGCCGATGACGCCTCGATTCCTACTTGGCTCGTAGAGACCCCCAGCAAACCGTTCAAAGGTGGGCATGCCTCTTGGTCAGCGGATACTGCCGAGAGAATCAAGGACTGGCCACGGATCAATCTCGTTCCCGCGGAAGACGATCCTAGGTTTGTTGACCTAGCCGCGGCAGGAAAGGCGGGTGCCTAATGGCAGCCACCTGGGCCACGGATGGATCGAACCCTAACACGCTGCTACGTAGCGTAATTCGCCATGGGGATGAGCCCAAGCAGGACTTACTAGCTAATACCCTTCGGCTTGTTGAGGCCGTTAGAAGCGGTAAGTATGTCTTCCTCAATCCTGATTGCAGCAAAATAGCCGGGTTCGTACGCGAGTACGTCGATGAGACTGATGAGCCACCCACTGCGGACATAATCCGAAACTACTTCGAGCGGGTAGGTGTGGACGGTATGACAACAGTGGACAAGCTCGGGGATATTTCCTCGTGCCACTTCCATGCTGTGAATCCCTTCAAGCACTACCTAACCGCGGAGATCGAAAGCCAACGCAAGGTGACGGCCATCAGCCTCATGGAGGCAGGCAAGAAAATCGTCGAATCTGGGATCACCAAGAAGCTTGGAAATAGGACGATCAACTTCAAAGGCCCTGAAGATGCCTTAAAGTATGTTACTCAAGGCTTCTCCGACCTACTTCAGGATGATTCAAAAGCACGCTCGAAAATCTGGAATGATTCGGCCGCGGTCATCAACGACTACAACGAAGCCAAGGCTCGCCCTTTGGGGCTTCGTTGTGGGCTAGGCCCTATCGATGACTGCTTCTCAGGTGTGAGGCCCGGAGAGATGTGGACCCATGCCGCCTTCACTGGTCATCTAAAAAGCACGTTAGCGGCCAACGTCGCGTACTACACGACCATGATCGATGGCCGTGGCGTTCTCTATGTCTCTCTCGAGATGACCATCGAGCAAATTCGCAGAAGTCTCTACGTTATTCACTCAGCTTCCAATTTTGAAAAATGGGGCCGACCTGGTTTGAACTACGGGCAGGTCCGGGAGGGCAAGCTCAACCCCCAAGACGAGGCTTACCTGGCCGAGGTTGCGCGAGACGCTGAGGCCAGTGCAAAGGGGACCCTGACGGTTTGGTCCCCGCCCAAGAAGGTAGGAATAGCGGAGATCATGGTGCAAGCAGAGGCGATCAACCGCAGAGACCCGCTTGGGTTGGTTGTTATCGATCATTCCGGCCTAGTGAAGCCTGCGACGCAGTTCCGGAACGACCCTCTGGCTTCGGCCAACTCGGTCTTTGTGGACGCAAAACAGGCCGCCCTAGGCTTCGCAGGAGGGGCAGGTGTTCCAGTGCTCATCTTGCACCAAATCAATCGAGAAGGGTCACGGACGGCCAGCAAAGAGGGTGGACGGTTGACCTTGGCTCATTTGTCAAATGCCAATGAGGCCGAGCGTAGCTCCGACTACGTGACCACGTCTTGGATCGATGATGATCTGCGGGCCCGAAACCGAACCCGGATCACTTGCCTGAAGAACAGAGAGGGAGGTCCATTCTCCGACTTTGAGGCCAGCGTGACCTTCCCAAGCCGTAAGATCTCTTACACTGGCCACGAGGATGGTATGACCAATCCATCCGAAGAGGAGTTCAGAACACTCCTCGATGGAGTGTGAGAGCTGTGAGAAACCCCGGATCTCTTACTCTCTTAACTACATCTGTCTTTCTCACGGACTCAGAGTCGTGAAAAAACGGTTAAAGAGAAGAGAGAGAGAGCCGGGGTTTCTCACACATAAAAACCACCCTCTTGGCTGAAGGACCGGAAGGTCAAATGAGAAACAGCCGGAGGGGTGACTGCCCGCCCCGGCGAAGCGCCGGCCTCCTGGTTGATTATTCTGGAACGGGCCTACGTTACCGAACAACTAGCCTGCTCTGGGCACTAGAGCGGAAGCAATAGGACACTAGCAACCGTAGGGTCTACCCTCCGGCGATGGAAATAATTCAAGCCATCGTCGAGCAAGGAGGCGCCCCCATCGCCACGATCAACCTTCCGTGTGTCCCTCGGATTGGAGAGTCCGTCGAGATTAAAGGTGAAGCCCATCCCGAACGCTACCGGATCAAGGAGCTGATCTACTTGGATACCACAAAGGTAGAATCGAGCATCGTGCTCGTTGTCGGTCCCTATTATCGATGATCCAAACATGGTTGCGGGAAGCAGTAGCGAAGGATTGGTTAGAGATGACAGATATCCAGTGCCACGGATGCTACGGTTTTCATGAGGCCCCCAAATGGTGGATAGATGGGCCTCATCTTTGGAGATGCCCGGCCTGCAAATTCACACATAGTATTACATTCGATATGATGGGAGGATTGAAGACGGTTGACCCCGTCGACAGGTTTGTTGTGCCCGTTAGTGCTCTCCGATCCGTATCTCCCGAAATAGGTAAGGATCTCAAGGAAGGTATTCGTGCGGCAAATGCTGGGTGTTCCCGTGCGGCTACGGTTATGCTCCGTCGCGCCCTAGAGCGAGCAACCAACGAGGTGGGAGGCCCTTCCGACACGCTGGCCAAAAAGATAGGGGTGCTTAAAGAACGGGGGATTATGACCGCCATACAGGCGGGCCAAGCCCACAACATTCGAGTTTTCGCAAACGTCTATGGTGCCCATCCAAAAGATGATTTTCTGGATGAGGTTGCGGACGACGAAATTGACGCTGCTGTGAAGCTTACGGTTGCTGTCATAGAGGGTCTTGCAAAGGCAGTTAAGGAAAGACCATCACGCCCCAATGGATAGTGTCGACAACGACACGCTCCTCCTAGGTGTAGAGCTTCAGCACCTCAGTGGAGTACAGCCGTATCTCGCCACAGGCTTCGCAGACAATCGGGACTACCCTAGTAATAGGCCCGTCAATGTCTGGTCGAGCTCCCTTCAGGGCGACTAGGGCCGCCAATTGTCCAATATTGTACTTGTCGCTACCGCAACGGCACATCGCTAGGTTGTGCTCTCTCAGCCAATTGACTACGGGTCCTGAGTTTGTAGGCATCCTCCCAGCCCATCACTCCGGCTCATGGGCGTCAATAGACGCCTATGCCGGGGGATCCAGTGGCACCTTGGGCAACCCGGAAACCTGCCGCAGCCTCTCTAGTTCGGCCGATTGGATCTGACAAAGGTCCTGCGACCTTTTCCAAACGTCTCGGTCGTAGTCACTCCTCCACTTGAGAAGCCACCTAATGAGCAGGAAGATCGCGCCCAGAACGGTTCCGATAGCCGTGAGGATTTGGGGGAGGTTGTTCCAGGTCATTTGATCACCACCGGCCCATACCGGTGGCATAGTGCCAACATGTAGGCGGCCATTGGACCTGCTAGGTATTCCACCGCCCTGCCCAAGCTCGCAACTCAAGCCCGATTTGACAATTCCCGTCCGATATGCCTGGCACCCTAGTTGCGGAAGATGTGCCGTGGAGATGGGTGGGATCCCCCTGATCCCACGGTGGGGATTTCGTGATTCTCTGGGCTTTCTGCCCCCTCCAGGGTGGTGGGAAACCCAAATCCCCGAGCGTTCCCGTGATAGCCACCGTGGCTATTGGTTTCATCGAGGGAAGTGGGGGATTTGTGTATATACACGGCGGTAGTTCCGCCGTGAAGGAAATGGTTGAACCTGTCGGAAACTCCGACAGGTTCAACCTGTGAGCCAAATGCACAGGTTGGTCTACACCCAATCATCCCCAAGTATACCTATCTATCCCCAAACATCCCCAAGTACACCCAAACATCCCCAAAGGTACCTATCTATCCCTGAGTATCCCCATTCATCCCCAAGTACACCCAAGTATCCCTAAACATCCCCAAGTACCTCAGGGAGTTGCGAAGCTTTCCTTCGCAACTGGCTCTAACCCGCTCATCCCGTCTCATTGTCACTCATCCCACCTCATTGTTGTTCATCCCCGCTTACCTCGCCGGGATTTTTGAGAAAATCCCACAGCTCAACTAACACCAAGAAGTTGTTGACCGGTTCGAGGGCGTAGAGGACACTAGTACTCGCATTGTGTGTTCTCCTGTCTTGGGTATCTGACTGGCTGAGTGCCCTGGTGGGCTGACACTCCCACCAGGGCGTTCGCTAAGACTTCGAGTTGGAGAACTACGGTGCGGATGGAGATGGACCCCCATGTGTGATGACCTCATGGCATTTGTGCCGGGTATTCGAGCGGAGCTCGATCAGATCTACGGCGACAAAAGTCTCCTCTTTCGCAAGGATATCAGAGAAATTGTGGAATTTGCCGCCCTCCTAGAGAAAAAATATCCAACGGAGCCTGAGGTAATAATCCTCGGTCGCATGATAGATCGTCTGATCATGTATAGGGTCGAGGCCCAGAGATATGTGTCGATACGCAAGCTCGAAGCCCAGAGGATCACAGCATGAGCATCATCGCACGGCTTATAACCACCCTTTCCGGCCCCAAATCGCCATCTCAGAGCGACCGAGAGCTTGAAGCCACCGAGAGGGCCGCCCACCGATACAGGCACCTCACAGGGCAATACGAGGCCACCCTCGTCGCCGATGCCATCGAAGGCAACATCAGCATCTCAGCAGCACTGCAGGCGATCCAGCCTGCAAAGGAGACAACGTGACCTACTCCCGAACCCGAAAAGAACTGATCGATCTACGTGATCTCTTTGAGAGCCTGGCGAAGCAGCCTGATAGTGAGATGGGCTGTACGCCGACTCTCATAGAAAATGTCAAGGCTACAATCGCACAGCTCTGCCCTTGGCTCATTGTCTTTCGAGTTCCCGAGCCAGCTGCCAAAGACTAACCCTCCCAACGCTCTCACCCTTCCGCGCCGGGAATATCCATCTCTTCGACGCCATGGGGTGGGGGCGTTGCTTACTTCTAGGTGATTTATGGGAGAATTGGCTGAGTCCCTAAATGACTTGATGCGGTTGAGAGGGTGGGCACCAACGCCACCAAGGAAGGCTAAGCCTTCACCCTCGACGGAAGATCAATTGGCCTTCTTCGGCGGGCCGATGTTTCGTGGTGTAGATCGTATAGAGCGATCTCAGTTCGATCCACGCCTCCAAGAGCGAATAAGACACGCTGAAGCATGGAGACGAGATAACCCTCCCAGGTCCAGGCCCTGGGCTTACGTGGATGAGACTTGGCCTATTGTTCTCCTCGGGCGGAGGGATGAGATGGCGGACACTTACGTGCTCCTGGCCCAGCTGTACCTGCCAGGCAGTCGTGAGGTGAGAAACCTCCAGACTCAGATTGACCGGAGAATGATCGAACTAGAAAGCACCGCTGACCACCTCAACGCAGTCATCAGGCACACCATCGTCTCGTTGCTCGTGGATGGGGTGGGCGACCTATCGACGAGGGTCCTAGCTTCGCTGGGACCGGTGGTCTTGAGGCACTAAGGCTTATCCTGCCTTATGCTTGGTCAAGCTTGGTTATAGTGGGTCAAGGTTGGTTATTCGAGCCGGGTTTTTGATAATTCCAGTGTGCCAAACTGTGCCAAGTGTTTGGATTGCATGGCGGCACAGCCTGTGCCACACTGTGCCAAAGAGTGCCAAAGCGGAAGCGTAAGCTGAAGTGTGATCCTCGAGATGATCTCGCAATCCTTACGGATTTGGCTGTGCCAGGTGTGTCGGTCCGAGCGGTAGCGAAAAAGCATGGGATCTCCTTTCGCACCGCCTATCGAATTCGCACGAGGAATCTCGAGGAATCACCACCGGAGCTGCCCTCACCACCGGAGCCCTCACCACCGCCTTCTCGGAAAGAGCTCCTGACCGAAGAGATCCAACAACAGGCGGATCACCAGGTTCTGAATTGGATCGAGCAATGCGAACCGGCTATTGCCGAGGGCGTTGCGTTCCTTCGTCGCTCAATCAAGAGCCTGCGGCCCGAGAAGCTAGCTGACGCAAGGTTCGTTTCACAGTCGATCGTTGAAACACTCTCGACCGTTGCCTCGACGTGGAGACGCCTAGAGATCCAGCTCTCCGAGTCCAACGCCAAGGCTCCTCCCAGAGCTACAGACATCACCGTCTCCAACCTCAGTGACACCGAGCTCCGTGAGGCCACTAGAGGGCTAGGCGCAAGTCCCTCAACACCTCCACCAGGAGAGCCCAACTAGGGCTCAGAAAGCCCCCACCAACTATGAAACTCCAATCAGTAACCGCACGTCCTGGAACTCACAGCCCTCAGGTCCTGGACCTCCAAGGGTACGATGCTCTTGAGTTGCTCCCTAGCGGGGTCATTTTAGCCAAAGGCAAGCCCGCAAGAGGCAAAGTGTCGATCACCCTGATCAACTCCTGGGACACGGCACGCACAGAGATAGACGAGCCCCAGCCCGAAGCGAAGCAACCTAAGGCTAAGTGAACCCCCTCACGGCTCACGAACGAGCCATCCTCGTAGAGCTACTGACTCGCGACAAGGCTGTGAAGCGGGTGCTGGCTGCCCTTCACCCGAAGCAACGAGCTTTTGCCTATGATTTAGCCCGTAGGATCGCAGCCCATTGCGGCCGTCGCAGTGGCAAGTCTCACGGGATAGCAGGTAGGTTCCTGATCACTGCGATCAGAAATCCCGGGGAGACAAGCGTCTTCATTGCTATCTCTGCGGCCACAGCCAACGAGATCATCGGGCAAGCCTTCAGAGTCCTTGGAAGGGCAATAGGGTGGCAGCCTCGGCAAACCTCGCGCAATGGTCAAATCTATTGGGAGTTCCCAAATGGCCACAGGCTTTGGGTAGCCGGTTGTAAGAATAAGAGCGAGGCCGAGAAGTTCAGGGGATTCAGGTACTGCGGCGCCGCTGTCGATGAGGCCGACAGCATGCGGTCCCACCTACAATACCTCTGCGAGGACGTCCTAGAGCCAGCATTGATGGACCTCGACGGCTGGTTGGCCCTTACGGGCACACCAGGAGCCACGCCTGCGGGCTACTTCCATGATGTAACCACCGGCAGCAATGAACTTCAAAAGTGGGTCACCTACCACTGGACGTGCCTAGATAATCCGTTCTTGCCGAATGCAGCGGCATGGCTCCGACGGCGCCAAGTCGAGCTTGGGATGAACGACACCTCCCCGAGATACCTCCGGGAGTACTTGGGGCAATGGGTCAAGGACACGGATGCACTTGTCTACGCCTACGATCCGACAATAAACCAGGTCAATGGCGAGATTGACCTCACTCTCGGGGAGTGGCGTTACATCATTGGCATCGACCTAGGTGTTGATGATGCCACGGCGTTCGTAGTAGGGGCGTACCTCTTGGGTCATCCCGACCTTCACATCGTAGAGAGCCAATCCTGGACCGACCTAGGCCCTTCCAGCTCCTACGGAAGGCTGATGGAGTGGAGGCACCGCTATCCCGGTTGTCGTGTTGTCGCTGATACGGGTGGGCAAGGCCGAGCCTTCACAAAGGAATGGGCCGATAGATTCAACCTTTATGTTGAATCGGCCAAGACTGGCCCACAATTGAGTGTGCAGGGGCAGGTGGCGTTCTTCAACGGGTTGTTACGGAGCGGATCTATCAAGGTTCATCAGCCTGCTTGCCGAAGCCTCACGTATGAATGGTCGCAGCTCCCCTGGGATGATGATCGCACTCACCACCAGACGGGATACCCCGACCACGAGGCCGATGCAGCCCGATATTGCATCTTGGCCATGCGACCGAACTACAAGGCCGAGCACGAGCTCCCAGCTGTAGGCTCCCCCGAATGGCAAAACCAAGAGGCAACCCGCCTCAAGGCCGAAGCATTCGCCAGAGCTAGAAAATTAAGCAAGTCCCGTAAGTTGCCTCGTGTCGCCTAGTGTAGGCCGACCGATAAATATTCCTTGCGTCGTGCCACGAATGGAGCCATTCGTAACACGTGCCTAACGTGGTCGATTGGACAACCCAAACTGGCGCCGAGCTGGCGAGCAGTGTTGTGTCCATTGGTCGGGGCCTCTGGAAGGACGACAGCACCCGCCGAACCCGGATGCTGTCGTGCATCAGTCGATACGAAGGCAAGCGGCTCAGCTCACTGTCACCCGAAGCGTATAGGAACAGTGGTGGACTCACTACGGACGATGAGATCCAAGTCCGTTGGAACCTCGCACGCTCTCTCGTCAGCACTGCAACAGCCAAGATAGCTGGAGCCCAACAGCCCAAGGTTTCCTTCGTGGCCAGCAATGCAGACTGGTCCACCCGAAGGAAGGGACCCAAGCTCGATGCCTTCGTTACGGGGCTCTGGTCAACCAGACAAGAACCCTACGCGGACATTTGGGAACTAGGATGCTTCGCCTTCAGGGACGCTGCTGTCTGTGGCTTGGGTGCTGTGAAAATCTGGTCGGACACCGACGCTGGTCGTGTCATACATGAGCGTGTTTTCCCGTGGGAACTGCTCGTGGATGCCCAAGACGCCAAGTACGGGGCACCCACGAACCTGTGGCACGTCTACAGCGTCCCACGTAACACTCTCAAGGCTATCTTCCCTGAGTCAGCAGGTGATCTGGATGTCGCCCCTACTGGTGACAGTGATGACGACACGCTCTACGGCTCAACAATATCGAGCTACGTCGGCAGCCAACGAGTAGTAGATACGATTCGAGTCTATGAGTGGTGGAGCCTCCCTCTAGGGCCAGACAGCCCAGGGAAGCACGTGCTTGCGTTCGACGGCGGGATATTGATCGAGGACACCTGGGAGAGGGACACTTTCCCCTTCGCTATCATACGTTGGGATCGGGAGTTCCAGGGTTGGCACGGCACGTCGTTGATTGAGGAAATCGCCACTATTGACGATGAAATGAACGATGTTCTCGGGAGGATAAGCCGCACGGTTCGGCTCACCTCGATGGGGATTTGTTACGTCAATGACTCCTGTGAAGTCTCAGGTGACTTGATCACCAATGAAGACGCCAGTGTCATCAAGTACAGCGGCAACTCACCCCCCAACTACTCTTCGCCTGCTCCCTTCGGCTCCGAGCACATAGCTTACCTTAACTTGCTCAAGGGGGCCGAGTACGAGCTGAGCGGCATCAACCAGATGAGTGCCACGGCGGTCAAACAACCAGGAGTGACCGCCAACAGTGCCATCAGGACTCTAGCCGACCTCCAAAGCGAGCGGTTCTCAGTAGCCTGGAAAGCCTACCAAAGCCTCTACGTTGAGATTGCCCGGCATGACATCGCCAGTGTCCGTGAGCTAGCCGAGGATGACCCTGATTTCGCGGTGAAATGGCCCGGAAGTGGGTTCCTCAAGTCGATAAAGTGGGCCAACGTTGACTTGGCTGACGACATGTTCGTCATCCAGATCGCCAGTGCCCCGTCAATCAAAGGAACACCAGCCGACAGGTTGCAGACAGCCACTGAGATGTTCGGAGCGGGTCAGCTAAGCCAAGACGCCCTCATTGCAATTCAAACTTACTACGATCTACCTGGTGAGTTGGACCGAGTTAGCCGGCAACGGAACGTCATCGAGAGCTACATCGAGCAATGGCTCGATGCCTCACCAGACGAACTAGCCACGGGTAAGACCCAAGACGGTCAGGACTTGTTCAAGGCACCTATCAGGTGGATGAAGCTTGAAGATGCCTTGACCCAAGTTGCTGACGCCTACTTGCAGGCAGAGTTGGACTCGGCCCCAGATGAGATCAAGGACTTGTTTTTGAGGTGGATCGAGCTTGCCGACTCTGAGATCCAAAAGAAGCAAGCGCGGCTAGCCCAGCTCCAAGCACCTCCCCAGGCACCTCCAGCCCCAATGGGAGCCCCTTCAATGGCACCCCCAGGAGTAGCAGCTTAATGCCCGACGTCGTAGCCTCCCCAGCCCCAGCGGTAGAAGCCCCCTTCAAGGGCCTAGCCGAGACTCCCGGGTTCTCCCCTCCGGAGAACTCGGTTGCGTCATTCCTACAACGTATGGGTGCCACGGTTGACGATGATGACACGGTCGAAACTGCCTCCGAGAATTCCGAAAAGTCTACCGACGAAGAGCACGTAGAAGCCAAGAAGAGCAAGGAAGAGGCACCTTTACCCGACGTTAGGAATCTCCAGAAACTAGCCAAGAACGGTCAATACAAGGAAGTTCTCGAAGCCTTAGGGATCGAAGTCGATGGTACGAAGGTGCCGAGCGATAGGTTTGCCAAGTTCAGGCGAATGCAGAAGGCCGAGAAGGACAAGCTCGAAGCTAGAGACAAGCAAGTCACGGCCAGAGAATCTGCCGTCCAGCAGAAGATCCAAGCCGTCCTCAAGGATTACGACGGCCTCTCCAAGGCCAAGAGAGCCTGGGATGACGGCGACGTAGTCGGTGCAATCGAGGCTGCCTTCGGTGAGTCGCTGGAGAACATTTCTGATCGAGCCATGAAGCAGAAGCTTGCTTCGGACCCAGAGCTTTTCAAGCTCAAGCACAAGCTCGAAGCCAAGGAGCAGGCCGAGAAGCAGGCACAAGAGGCCGCTCAGAAGGCAGCCGCCCAACGTGAGCAGGCACAGCAAGAGGCACGCTACATAGATACACTCCAAGCAGCACTCGAAGAGTCCGATGATCGGATCATCGCAAAGGCCAGCAAGAGGCCGGACTTCAAGCGAACCGTTTTCAACGCTCAGATGCACGCCTATAGGACGGAGGGAGTCGAGCTTTCTCCGGACGAGGCTGCATCTAGAGTCATGCAGACCATCAGAGAGGCCCATCTCTCTTGGTCCGAGGTGTTTGGGCCGTCCGGTAGCGTGTCTACCGTGTCTACCGTCGAGGCAGGGACATCGCCTCTGATCACCAACCGGGCAGGGAAATCGCCTGAGAAACCGAGATCACCAAAGGGTGTTTCTCCGGTGAGGGCGGCTGCAACTCCCGAAAAGCCAGCTAGTGATCTGAGCGAGGAAGAGCTTCTTGCGAAGTACAAGAAGATCTGGGCTCGTGAGGCTGCACAAGCGAGGCTTAACGCTGAGTAACAGTCACCCAATTGCGGGTGATTTATGTCTTCTCTAGTTACTTTCGACGCATTTCTCAAAGAAAACTACGGCAACAAGGATCGAGTTCAAACACTTCTCTACAAGGACTTTCCTCTTCTCGGGTACGTGACCAAGAAGACCGGATCGGTTGCGGCCTCCGGTGACACACTGATCGCACCAGTCATCTACGGCACCCCTCAGGGCCTCTCTGGCACTCTGGCCAATGCTCAGGTTGCTGCTGCTGCAACCGGTGGATCAACGCAGGCCAAAAAGTGGTCCTGCACCTACGGCGATTATTCCGCCGCAGTTACCCTCGCCGACAAGGAACTGAAGCTCAGCGCCAGCGACAATGGATCCTATTTCGAGGCCAAGAAGCTCGAAATCGATAACCTCTACATCGCCTGGAGCCAGGTATTCAGCACCTACCTAGCGGGTAGCAAGTCTCGTTGCTTGGGTGGTTTCACGATTTCGACTGGTGTTTGCACTCTCACCAATCCCGAGGACATCGTCAACTTCCAGCCCGGAATGTTGATCCAGGCATCGGATGACGATGGCTCGTCCAGTGGTCACACACTGCTTGGATCTGGTTCGATTGGATACGTCTTCGCGGTCAACCCGAATGCTGGAACGTTCACGGTTTCGGCAACGGATTCTACGACTGCTGGTGACCCAGCCTCTTGGACCGGTACGTCTCCCTTCGCCTTCCGGTATGGAGACTTCGGTGGATCTGGTGCGACTGTGGTCATCGACGGCATAGGTGATTGGTGCCCAGCTAGTGATCCGTCTGCGACGCTGTTCAATGGCGTCAACAGAACCGCGAATATCACTGCCCTCAGTGGTATTCGTCTCACTACGGCAGAGGTAGCTGGACTCTCTACCGAGTCTCGGATCAAGCGACTCGTGACGAGGATGGCTTCCCGTGGTTTTGGTGCCCCAGAAGCCATTTTCTTGAATCCTGAGAAGTGGCAGGACGTTGCCGACGCTCTCGAAACCAGAGGCGTTCGTGACGCTTTGGGTAAGGATGCAGCTTTCGGTTACGAGACGATCAAGGTAGCAGCCGGTGGGAAGCTCATCAGCATCTACTCAGACCGTTACGTTCCCATAGGTGCGGTTCTTGGCCTGAGCAAGGACTCTATCTCGATCCACACCCCCGAGGCATTCCCGGCAGTCGTATCGGGCGACGGACTCCAAATGTTGAGGAAGGCCACGACGAATGACTACGAGTTCCGTCTCACGGCATACCCAGTCACGGTAGGTATCCCAGGCAAGATGGGTCGCTGCACCAGCGCCTAACCCGCACTCGTTGAGGGTTGCTTCAGCAATGGAGCAGCCCTCAACGGAGAGGACAAATCCTTATGTCTACTCACGCTAACCAAGCAAATTGCAGCCCAAACCGGGCTTCTTCCGTGCGGGACGTCGTAACCTTCAGAGAGTCGATCAGTATCGGCAGCACTGGTGCTCCCACCTTTGCTTCCGGCAACTCCGACGATCCAGGAGTCACCATTGCTCGCACGTCCACTGGTCTCTACGCCTTGACCTACCCGAAGGGTAAGCGGGTGTGGATCCAGATCACCTTGGTGTCACCAGCTCGTACAGTGGTAGGTGCCATCGTCGTGGCCCAGGATGCCACAGCGGGGACGGCAACCTTCAACACCCTCGCGGGTACGAATGCTGCGGCCGTAACAGATCCTGCCTCGGGTGACGTGGTCCAGTTGACCATCACCGTGGAGCGCTAAGCCCATGATGCCCGGCAAAAAGGGTAAGGGCCTCACCATCGGCATCCTCTTGGGAAAGGGACCTAAAGGCTCCGAATCCGAGAAGGATCCGATGGGTGACTCCATGGACATGGACGACGACAACTCCGAAGAGGAAACCGAAGAGGAGCTACCTCCAGGGCTCGTCGAAGCCGTGACCGAGTTTCGAACGGCTGAGTCAGACGAAGACGCAGCCAAGGCATTCCACCGGGCGATCCAGCTCTGTGGGGAGTACTAACCAATGAGCTACCGGACGTTGGCCGAGATTGAATCTGACATCAGGTTCAAATATGATATCGAAGGGTTCACGAGCCGTCATCCTCAGACGAACCTGTTTCGTCTTATCAATGATGCCTACCGTGACCTGAGAGACAGGCTAACGTCCGATGGCTCGCTGCTGTTCGTTTCCTCTACGGAGGCAACCCAGACCGTCACAGGGAGAACCACTGGCTACCCTGGAACCATACTGACGGCCGCTACTTTCGGGTCATTCGAGATAGTCCACGAGGTTCACTGCAAGGTGGGCTCCTCGTGGATCCCCCTGAGGCATTCCCACCTCATGGACGCCCTCACGGACACGGACGACAGCACGGTGGGCGTCCCTCAGGCTTGGGCCCTCGTTGGCCTCGATGGCGAAACCGGCGGTGTAACCGTTACGGGGCAGGGTCAGAGGATCCTGATCACCCCTCCATTGGACGCTGCCAGATCTTTCAGGATCCTCGGGTTGAAGGCTTGGGTCGACCTTGACACGGTAGCGGATCGTCTTTTCTCGGACATGGGCCTCCTAGAGTACGTGGTGGCTCATGTAGGTGTTGTCTTGGCCCAGAGGGACGATGACGTGGCCCTCTACCAGGCTCGATTGCTCGAACGAGACACGGTCTACAAGGACCTATCCAAGAGGGCCAAGAGGCGAGATCCAGCCCCGGCTCGAAGGGTAGACGTTCGCCGGAGGCATCGCTAATGGCCATTCCAACGAAGATGCGCCGTAGAGGTGCTTGGCCCGGCCTTGAGGGAGTGATCCGCCAGTTCTCAGGTGACCCTGAGAAGCGGACGCTAGGTGAGGCAATCAACGCCCTGGGGTTAGCCGCCAAGCAGGCCCTCATTGACACTGAGAAAAATGCCTCCGATGCAGTAGATGCCCTAGCTAAGGGTTCAAAGCCTGCTTGGAACCCAGTCACGACTTCAACCAACTACCAGGCACAGCTTTGGGATCTAGTCATTGTAAAGGGGGACTGTACGATCCTCTTTCCGGCGCCGTCTATAGCGAACCGAGGGGCAGAAATCGCAGTTATTACCGCAGCGCCTTACACAATCACAGTACAGCCAATGTCGGGCCTAATTGACGGGGCAGCATCATCCACCCCACTCACCTACAGGACGAGGATCTGGATTTCCTCGGGAGAGGGTTGGCATCGCATTGGCTAGGATCCCCGTCAATCTAAACGGATTCTCTCAGTTGCCCGACGAGCACGGCGGTCCTCCGAGGGTAGCTCGGCTGGTCAATGCTCGCCTAGATGCGCCCGGACGGATTGCCAAGACTCCTGGCGCTGTCGCCCTTCCGACGGCCACGAATTCAGGCTCACTTAGAGCCCCGCTCGCCTATGGAGTGACTGCCAACAACACTTCAATAGTTGTAGACAAGCAGCGTAAGGCGGCAATAACAGGCGTCCCCGTATTTGCCCTTGAGGATGAAATCTGGCAACGCCAGGTGGAGGAGAACTCGCAGACCATCGAGATCGATGAGGCTCCGAGGGTTGACCTAATCTTCGGTGATGCGATGTATACCTATGGCCAGCCTGGTGTTGCTGATCTAGGTGATGGTGACTTCCTCGTTTTTGCTGATGCCGCTCTGCTGCAGCATGGGGTTGGAGGATTCGGTTACGACTCTGAAGTGCATTGGGCTTTGGTCTCGGGTGCTGATCTACAAGTCAAAGCTAGAGGCTCTGTTGTCTACGGCGTACCTGATACCGCCGGATCACCTCGATATCCCATGGCAGCGGGAAAATACGTGTGTATGTGGTACGGCCTTCAGAGTATTGGGATCTACGAGTTCAATCGCACAACATGTGCCCTCGAACTCAAGCTACCCTGCTCTTTTGACACCCTTACCTACTCGCCTGGCATGCAGATAGATGCTGCCTATGATTCCGTACAGGATAGAATCTTGGTGTGTGGGCCTAATGCTGAATACTTTTGGGTTGATCCCTCCGATTGGTCAATCAATCTTACTGGAACATTTGCAGGGGTTACGCCGGATTCTGGCACTCTGGGCTTATCCATTTGCTCTACGATTACCGTGGGGAGAACCTACGTCATTTGGCGTGTCGACGACGTATACTGGTACAAGCTGGTTGCCACTATCACTGATTCAGGCGTCACAGTAACATCCGCAGCCACATCATTTTGGGCTAGCTATTACGCTCTTACAGAAGCTGGAACCAACACACCGTGGCAAGCCAAGGTTACGGCTTGGGGTAATGCAGCGTGGACATCATACTCAGAAGGGGCAATGGTCGTCATCTACGACAGGCCGTATGACACCGCAGGATTTCCTTCGGTTCAAGGCATGTTGGTGCAGATGCTTTCAACTGGTGGCGTAGTAGCCAAAAATATAGCTGGCTTTGACTTTTTTGGGGCCATTCCTGCCACCAAACCAGTAGTAGTACCTACCGAGAGTGAACTCGGATCGCAGCTAGCTAAGGGTCGTTGCTGGGGGTACATGACTTCGGGGCGCAGTCTCCGAGCGGCGGTTTGCCTAGCCGAGAGCACCCGAAAGTACGAGTGCAACCACATTCATCAGGACAAGAACTATCCTCGTCTCGTAGGTATGGCCTTTCGGGCAGCCGAGCCCGCACCGGTACCAATCGAAACTCTCGTAGGAGGCACCAACGCCCTCGTCCGAACTGAGACCGGCATTCGAGGTCGATCTGGATGGCTTGCTGCAATGGTTGCGATGAGAGACGCAGCTACCACGACTCACACCAAGGTGTACCTAGTTACACAAGGGGATGGAGCCGCACTAGAGACGGCAACCGGTACCGCACTCCCTGACGTTCTTCAACAGGCGAATGCCAATGGCGTGACCCTATTCGCTACGGCCCTGCCCTCCCAATTCGGGACCAAGGCGGAGATGACCGGCAGCCAGTACACGGCTAGAAAACCCTTGGTTTCAGAGAACGTGACTGGATCTATTCCGGCAGGTACCTATCTCTATTGCGTAGTCCGCAAGTGGTTTGATTCGGTTGGTAACCTGATGCGTAGTGCTGTCAGCGAGCCTACCAGTGTCACCTCCAGTAGTAGCGGCTCCTTCAATGTTGCGATTATGGATGATCCCTGGGAAAACCGTCAGATCAACACCACCCAGACCGGTGGTTACACTGACTTGCTACCGGGCACCATCACTGAAATCTATCGAACAACTAATGCGGGCTCCGTATTCTATCTGGTGACCCCCAATGGTATCCCTACGCCGGGGGGCCAGCTTCTATATGACATATACAATGATGTGACTCTAGACACGGCCATCACTGCAAATGAGATCCTGTATACACAAGGGCAAAATGGGGGGAACAGCGGCATGCTTGACTGGTGGGGCTGTCCTCCATGCCGTTGCATTTGGGCTGGCTTCAACCGAGTTATCGTTGGCGGACTAGAAAACGCGAGAAGGGCACAACTTTCGAATCTGTTCTTCCCTGGAGAAGGGCTCTCATTCCCGGCCAATGCGGCATTCTATGTGGATGTGCCTGAGGATGTTACGGCCGTGGCTGCGATGGATCAGATGTGGCTCATCTTCTCGGCTAACGCCATTTGGGCCTTCAATGGCGCCGGTCCCGATAGCTTTGGGTCAGGTACCTTTGGGGATGTGCTCCTATTACCCTCAGGTGTTGGGGCCAGGTCCTGGAGATCCGTCGTAGAGACCCCTGAGGGTCTCATGTTCCAGGCATCGAATGCCCGGATCTACTGCATCCAGAGAGGTAGTCTCCAGGTGCAGGATAGGTCACAAGCAATCCGAGATTCTATCGGTTGTGCTCCGACGAACGTCAACGGATATCAGGCAGGGGATGGCGACACTAGCGACCCAACTTACTGGGTAATTGGTGCCGTATATGACAAGTTTGCCAACGAAGTGTGGTTCGTTGACCACCTCAGTCGCTCATGGGTATACCAATTGGAATTTGGGGCTTGGCGCGAGGAAGTGTCTACTTCCGACCTTGGAAAGACACGGATCAGCGTAGGCACCATCCATGTAGGCGATTATGTGGGACCAGTATTTGTCACCCTAGACCCCACCCCTGTAGGATCTCGCTGCTGTCGTAGGTCCGACTCAAATACCTACCTCGACAGGGGCAGTAAGACGAGGTTCATGGGGATCACGACCAACGACATCGATTTGGTCCACGGTAGAATAAAGAGGGCTTGGGTCAAGGTTCATACTGAGGTTGATGAGGTGACCACCCGGTTTCTACCAGCAAAGATGCACTTTTGGTTCGACGGGCTTCGCAACGACCAACTACCGGATGAGTCCCGATCCTACGCCCTGAGCCTTACGACCCTTACTACCAGGTTCCTTGACGAGGAGTTCTGTCCAGCTCGTCAGAAGTGCAACCAAGTGAGACTCACTTGGTCCGATGTTCCTACGGGCGTTTACGCCAACATTGCCAACTATGTGCTCGGTATCGAACTAGAACTCGAACAATCCCCCAAGGTTCGAGGCAGCATTCGATATGCCGGCGGATCTAATAGAGGTACGTAATGCCTACGCAATACAAGGACACCACCCCAGAGGAAGAGTACCAGAAGGAACGAGCTGCGGCAGGAGTTGAGGCCAGCCGTGACAAGGACATGGAGTGGCTCACTGATCCTTTCCGAGGGCAGGTTGCCACCGCTGGCACGTATGACGTCACCGACTACGCCTACGGTGGAAGCCTCAAGGCACAACAGGAGGCCCAGCAAAGCCTAACGGATCGTGGAACCAATCAATACCAGACCCTCTTGGGTGTAGGCACCGATCAGTACAACACCCTGGCAAAGCTTGGCGAATCTAGTGCTGGAAGTGCGAATGTAGCGGCCCAAGGACTTAGTAATGCTGGTGTAGGTGCCCTCACTAGCGGGTCCTCACAGGCGAGGAATGCGACCGACCTCTACACGGGAGCTGAGAGCAGGGCGAACACGTTAGACGAGTTCGGGGACGCTTCAGCACTAGATCGGTGGAGGGTGTCCGCCGACCAGCTCAATGCATACTCCCCGAGTGCTGACACAAATACAGCCCTCAACAAGCTTTCGAACTTCAGCTCTGGCCAAGACAATGGTCAGCAGCAATCGAGTTATGACGCCCTCAGGCAGTACGCGGCACAAGGTCCAGGACCCAGTGCCGCTGAGGCTCAGCTCTTACAGGCTCAGGACTCCAACGTAGCCTCTCAGATAGCCCTCGCCCGTTCTGGGAGAGGTGCCGGGGCCAATGCTGGTGCCATGCGCCAGGCCCAATTCCAGGCGGCTGACCTTGGACAAAAGACTGCAGGGGAGATGGCTACACTTCGAGCTAGCGAGGCAGCCAATTGGAGGGGTCAGCAGTTATCAGCCCTCGGATCCTCCGGTGACCTAGCCTCTGCGGCTGAGGGGAACCGTCTAACTGGTGCTGCAACGGACCTTCAGGCAGCCCAATCCTACGGGCAATATGCCCAAGGTATTGACCAGCAGAAACTAGCCGCAACGGAAGCTGCGGCTGGTCAATACGGGAGCCAGTACGGGGCGACCACAGCAGCACAAGCTTCAACTGAAACGGCACGTCAAGGCTACATCGGGCAGGCTATGACGGGTCAGCAGGCGGCAGCCACGCAAACGTCCACTGGCTACGATCAATACCTTAGTGCTCTCAATTCCGGCGCTGGTATTCAGCAGACCGGCCAACAGCAACAATTAACAGCCTACCAGGCTGGGGTCGGGCAACAAATGTCCGGATACCAGGCAGGTATTGGGCAGCAATCAGCATACGACCAGGCAGCCCTTGGAATAGGTGAGAACGAAGCTTCCCGCCGATCTGACCTGGCCGAAGCGAAGCTTAAAGCTGACACTGAAGTCTCAAAAGCAAACCAACAGAGTGATGCAGAGAACGATAGCAGCATAACCGGACTCCTTGGTTCTGGTATCGGCGCGTTGTCGATGCTCTCGGATCGCAGAGCCAAGAAGTCTATAGACTCTTACGAGGCTCTGGACTCCTACGAAGCTCTGCGGATGGCCGCCAAGGCTCCTGGTTACTCGTACGAGTATCGAGACTCTGAGGCTCCTGGTGGCACATCGGGCCGTCAATACGGTGTCATGGCTCAGGATCTGGAGAAAACTCCTGCAGGTCGTTCCGTGGTTTCGAAAGGCCCAGATGGCAAGAGGCGGATCGATACCGGTCGGCTAACGATGCAGAACACAGCGGCCATTGGAGAGCTAGCCCACAGGTTAGATGCTCTTGATGAACTCCGAAGGATGCAGGGGTAAGTCATGCAAATCACCAAAGTCGAAGACATCCTTGGTTCCCCTGGTGCAGTCAAGGCCACGTTCGAAGACGGCACGAGCATGACCGTCCCTCGGGAGAAGCTACCCCCTCAGCTACAGCTTCAGAACTCCGGCGCAACCGCTCAGAACATGAGCGTGGATCCTAGTGTTGGAGCATCACCAGCACCGATGGCTTCGGTAGGGCCATCAAATCCTGAGGAATTCTCATCGAAGTGGGGAGCCCCACCGGTAGCACCTCAGGAAGTGAGTGACTTCGCTCCCCAGCCTATTGGGCAAGCTCCCCAGCAAGCACCGAGGCCAACCATGGTTCAATCCGGTGGTGACTTCGTAGGTGGGTACCAAGCTCCCCAAGCACCTCTAGATCCTCGCCAGCAAGAGATCGCCCGTCTACGAAGCCCCTACAAGGTTGTAGCTGGTAGAGCTGCCTTCGATCCCGTCAAGGAAGCCGCTCGTAGAAGCCCAGTGCCTGTTAGTCAGACGGTCCAGACTGCATCTGCCAGGGCCTACGATCCTGAAATGCTCCGAGATGCCCAAGAAAAGGAGCAAAAAGCCCTAGAAATGCAAGCCGAAGGCAATATGCTGCAGGCTAGTGCCAAGCTTCAAGCTGACAGGCTTGAAGCTTCGGAGGTCAGCAATCTCTACCAACAGAGACTGGCCGAGCAACAGGCGAGGGAAGCCGACTTCAACAGCAAACAAGCCGACCTGGACGATGAGGCCAAGGCCGTTGCCGCTCGTGAGATTGATCCAAATCGAGTCTTCAAGAACATGAGCATCTTCCAGAGCCTTGGCCTTGCCATTGCTGCTGGACTCAAGGGCTACGCCACTCAAGGCCGTGACAACTCGGTCATGGACTCCCTCATGCATCGGATGGACGCAGACATCCGAGCCCAAGAGCACGACATTCAAACCAGCAAGGGCAGGGTAGACAACGCCCTTAGCCGACTATCTCAGCAGTTCGGGTCGATCCAAGCGGGCAAGGCAGCCCTGAAGGATCAACAACTCTCGGTCATCATGGCCAAGAACACGGCTACCGCTTCGGAAATAGGCACAGCCGTTGCCAAGTCCAATGCTGACGCTGCAAACCAGAAACTACTAGCCGAGCAAGCCAAGGTTCGAGAGCAACGTTGGAGCGAATCTCAGGGGCAGACGTCTGTAGCTACATCAGCCGCCATGGTGTCCCCGAAGGCAGCTACCAGAGGTGGACTGGCTCGCAAGTCCGATGCCGAAAGCCTCAAGGGGTGGGAAGCTGCGGACAAGCTCGAAAGCAACCAAGCCAACACTGAGGGTAAACAACTCGAAAACCTCAAGACGAGGGGCGAGATCACTGGTGATCTCCCCGGCAAAGAGGGCGGCCAGCTTCAGGAGCATCTTGGCAAGAATCTATCCGAGGTCGCCCAGCTACGCTCTCAGGTCGACAATATCCTCTCCATGAGTGGGATCACCCAGGACAAGGTTGGTCATGCTCAGCATGGGGATATTCCAGGTGTAGGAGCCGGCTACAAGTTGTTGCAGCTAACCCCTGCTGGACTTGTCTTCGGCGAGTCTCTCAACCAGTTGGCGGCATCATATTTATCCAAGGACGGTGCCCGAATCAGAAGCCAGACCATGGAGGTTCTCACGGGCAAGATCAAAGAAGCCTCCGGAGCTGCATTCTCCGAGAAGGAAGCAGCAAGACATGCTGAGGCGCTTGGTCAGGCTTACCTCGCTGGCGAGGATCAATTTGCCCAAGCAATGGTGGACTTCTCTAACGCTTTGGAGGCCAAGGAAAGGTCATTCCGTGCGGGTGCTGGCCCGGCTGCTTCTCGCCGGTACGACGAAGCCAGTAACCAGATTCGTGAAGACTCTGCAGCCTCGAAGGCTGGAATCAAAGGCACCTACAGAGGGACGGTGACGGAGTAATGCCCGATCCTGGCGTCTACCGTAACGGAAGCCGAATCCTTCGCGATCCTCAAGGTCAACTTGTCGAAGTTGATCCCAAGGCGGCCGAGCACCTTCTGAATGTTGGCCTCAACGGCAAACAATTCCGAGAGGTCACCGAGCAAGACGTCACCAAGCAGGATATTGAAGCAACCAACTCGACACTTGGTGCCCAAGCAGAGAGCTTTGCTCGTGGTGGTGCTGAGGCTCTAGGAGATGTTGCTCAAATTGGGTCCAAACTCACCCAATACCTTCCCGTCAATCGGGCAGCAATGGAGTTGGGCAAAGCCGTCACTGGTGTCGATGTCCTCGATACTGGTCGGGGACTACCCGCCCAGGTTGCTGGCGTAGTTGGTGGAGACATTGCGGCTGAAAAAGCCTACGAAGAACGAACCAAGCAGCTCAGGGAAATCAACCCGAACACCTTCGGTGCAGGTGAACTCACCGGCAATGTCCTAGCTGGTCTCGCTACGGGTGGCGTCACCACAGCAGCCGGCAAGGGAATGGCTACGGCTCTCGGCCGTGCCGGCCTCGGCAAGGTAGCTGCCGGTGCTCTCGGTACCGGTGCGGCCACGGCCGTTGAGGGTGGTATCTACGGAGCCGCCCAGGTTGAGGGACAGGTTAGAGCCGCCGGGCAGACTGAAGGGGCTACCGCCGAGCAACTACTACAGGGGATCGGCTTTGGTGCCCTTCTCGGTGGTGGGTTGGGCGTTGGCTTCAGTGCGGCTGGATCAGCCTTCAGGAAGCTCGTTGCCAAGGCTGACGAGATAG